GTCGAGAATCTGATCGGCCTCAAGCGCGGCCTGCTGAGCGACGCCCAGGAGGTGGAGAAAACAGCGTTCGAGATCGCCAGCACGGCCGGTGACTACAACCTCAGCCTGCAGGACCTGCAGAGTGTGTGGTTCGACGGCGTGCGGGACTATCTGCGCATCTGCGATTCCCTTGGCCAGATGTACCGGTACTGCGACCAGAGCGCCTGGGACGTAACGGAGCAGCTGGCCATCACCTGGGGCAACGGTGTTTTGTACGACCCGGACAAAGAATGGCAGCAGGAGTGCGAGCTTGTACGCATGGGATATCTGCGGCCGGAGATCGCGCTGGGCCACCGGTATGACATGCCCTGTGAGACGGAGGAGGACTGGAAGGCGATCCGTGAGAAGTACATGCCGGATGCCAACGCCGAACCGTTGAACGAAGTGGAAAGGCTGCGCTAAATGTATGACGATGAAAAACTTGAGGAGCTGCGCAAGAGAGCCGCCGCGATCGCGGAGCCGATTTGGGAGACGCTGCTGCGTGATATCGTGCGGCGCGTGCGCGGCGCCGGCGGCATCACGTCCACGGCGGAATACCAGATCTACCGGGCCGAGCAGCTCGGCCTCGCTGAAAAGGCCATCAAGGCGGCGATTGCGGAGCAGCTGAAGATTTCGGACGCCGCCATCGACATGCTGTTCGAGGAGCTGAAGGACGAAACGGTTCTGTTCGAGGAAAATGCGGAGCTGCGCCAGCTGGTGGAAGCCTACGGCACGGTATCGAAAAAAGCATCTGCCGCGGACTATGAGGGGCTGTGGGCGCCTGGGCCGGACGGCAAGCTGTACACGGTGAAAGAAGCCTATGGCAAGATCATGGATTTTGCGTGGATGCAGACCGCCACGGGCACATATGACTTTCAGACCGCGGTCCGGGAGGCTACAAAAAAGCTGCTGGAACGGGGCCTGCGCGTCATTCCCGGCAAAGACGGGCGGAGCTACCGTCTTGAATATGCGGTGCGCAGCTACATCACGAACCGCATGGGCGAAATGTTCAACGCTGTGAATCAGATGAACTACGACGCCATTGGCGCAGACGGCTGGGAGATCAGCGCGCATCCTGCCCCGGCGCCTGACCATGCGCTCTATCAGGGCCGCCAATATTCGAAAGAAGAATATGACCGGATCAACAACAGCCTGGCCCGAAAATTCGGGTGGTGGAACTGCCGGCATCTTGTGTATCCCATCCGGCTGGGCGTCAGCCCGCGCGCATACAGCGATGAGCAGCTGCAGAAGTATCTGGACGACAACGAAAAAGGCGTCTGGTACAATGGGCAGCACTATACACTGAGCGAGGCCAGGGACCGCAAGCGCCAGCTGGAGAGTCTGATCAGCCAGACAAAATACGACATTCTCGCAGCCGAGGGCGATGAGCAGCTGCTGAAGGAGCGTCAGATCCGGCTGCAGAACCAGCGGCGGGAATACGAGCGGTTTTGCCGTGAGACCGGGCAGGAGCCGGAGAACTGGCGGACCATGGTGGCGGCCTTCGGACGCAGCGAGGCCAGCAAGGCCGCATGGGCGGCCAGAAAGCTGGGGCTGCGCGGCCGCGCAGCCGGTAAGACGGGCGGCGCAGATACGGACGGCGCTCCAATGCGCGCCGGACATGTGGACTTTTCCGACCGTGAACAGGTCTCATCTACCCTTGCAAAATGGCAGCGGGACCTGGATCTGTTGGACCATGAGGAAGACGTCTCCATCACGACGGACGGAACGGTCTGGCATACGGTGGGAGGCAAACGCCGGGTACACCCGGAAAACATCCAGCTGCAGCAGGGCGTTTCCCTGCAGGGGTCGTATTCGTACCACAACCATCCGCCAAAAGAGACATACTACAGCTTCAGCGCGGATGATGTTGATTTCTTCTTCCGGTTCGGTGTACAATACCAGCAGGCGTCGGATGACGTCTACGAGTACAGCATCGAGCGTACACCGGACACGATCGTTCCCGAGAATGCGGCAGCGGAGTTTAAACGAGTGTACAACTCAGAAGCCCGCGCTCGTGCCTTTGAAGATGAAAGCTGGGACATTGATGAAAATGGTTACGATCTCGTGCTGCGGCGACTGGCGGAGCTGTATAATTTCAAATATGAGCGCAGACGGAAAGGGTGAGTGCTATGACCGACGAGGAACGGCGGAAGGCATACCAGGCTGAGGCGGGCCCTATTTTGGATGAGTATTTCCAAAAACTGGAAGATTGCGCAGAACGCCACAAAAACGACGACTCGCCGCATGGCCTGGATGACGGCCCTGGCACGGAAGAATGGAATGCAATCAATCGAGAAATGCTGGGTAAACTGCGGGAGCTGCGCCGCAAATATGCGCCGCCTTCCGATTACCGAAATAGAACGTCCTATTAAATAAGGTATAAAGGGACCCATCCGTGGGTCCCTTTTACAATGCCCTTTAAAGCACCTGTAACCGGTGTTTTAAGGGCATTTTTAAATTGTTTTTACCGCCGGCCCGGCGGACAACAAAACGGGCGCCGCAGTACCGGGACTGGCCGGATAAAAAGGACAGCGGCTGACGAACATCCACCCATCATACGAAAGGAGCAAAAAGACATGACGTTTGACTGGCTGAAAACCCTCCTCGGGGACGCATACACCGAGGACATCGACAAGACCGTCGCCACAGAGATCGGCAAACGCTTCACGGCGAAGGCCGATTTCGAGGCCAAGTCCACGGAGCTAAAGAACGCGAAAGCCCAGCTGGCGGAGGCCAACAAGACCATCGAGGGCCTGCAGGCTGCAGACAAGGATATCGAGGCCGTGCGCAAGGAGGCTGCGGAATACAAGGCCAAGGCTGAGCAGGCGGAAAAAGACGCCGCTGCGCAGTTGGATGCGTACAAATTCGATACCTGGTTTGACGGCCTGGTGGCACAGAACCACGGCCGTGACGGCGCGGTGATCCGCACGCTGGCGGGCACGGAGCGTATGGACGCTTTGCGCAAGAGCCAGAACCGGGACGCAGACGGCAAGGCCCTGTTTAACGATCTGCTGAAGAACAGCGCCTACGCTTTCGAGGACCAGACGCCGCCTCCGCCTCCCTATGCCGGAGGCACAGGCTCCGCTTCCGCTGCGGCGGACGACGCTGCCATGCGCGCGGCCATGGGCCTGCCCGCAGAGAAGAAATAACGTTGAGAAAGAGAGGAAAAAACAATGGCCAATCTCATTGAACTCGCAAAATCCTACGTCCCCATGCTGGACGAAGTGTACAAGCTGGCGTCCTGTACGTCCGACCTGGACGGCGCGCCGGAGCTCGCGCGCCAGGGCGCCAACGCCAACGAGCTCATCATCCCCATGCTGGAGATGGACGGCCTGGCCGATTACGACCGCAACGGCGGATACGTGGCTGGCGACGTCAAGATGGAGAACCGGACCGTGCAGTGCAATTTCGACCGCGGCCGTATGTTCACCGTGGATACGATGGACAATGCCGAGACCGCGGGCCTCGCTTTTGGCCGCCTGGCCGCGGAGTTCATCCGCACGAAGGTCGTGCCGGAGCTGGACGCCTTCCGCTTCGCCTGCTATGCTGGCAAGCCCGGCATCAGTTCCGCGGAGGCCACGCTCTCCAGCGGCGCGGACGTGATCGCGGCCATCAGCGCCGCCGTGACCGAGATGGACGAAAATGAGGTGCCGTCCGACCAGCGCCACCTGCGCATCACCTCCACGCTGCTGCGCGCCATCAAAGACATGGACAGCTACAAATCCAGAGAAGTTCTGGAGAGCTTTGCGTCCGTCAAGCCTGTGCCCCAGCGCCGATTCTACACCGCCATCGAGCAGTTGAGCGGTAAAGACGGCGAAAAGGCCGGCGGCTTCCGGAAGTACGGCAAGCACTACGTCAAGTGCGCGCAGGGCGATACCGGCGCTCTGGAGGTCATCCTGGATTCCGGCAGTGTGTCCGGCGCACAGATCAAGGCAGCCGATGTCACGCCCGTTGCCGATCCTGCATACAAGCCCTCCGCCGGCGACTATGTCAAGGCTGTGGCCGGCGCGGAGATCAACTTCATGATTCTCCATACTCCGGCGCTTATCCAGTTCCAGAAGCATGTGGCGCCGAAGATCATTTCCCCGGAGCAGAACCAGACCGGGGACGCCTGGAAGTACGGGTACCGCAACGTCGGCATCGCGGACGTCTACGCAAATAAACTCGCCGGTGTGTTCTGCCATCATAAGGCCGCCGGCGTCTGAGAAAGGAGACCATCATGGGCAAATTGATCGGTAAAACATACGCAGCCCCGGCCCTTGCGGCCGTGGCGCCCGCTGCGGCTGTTCAGCCGTCCGCTGTGTTCGCCTGCCCG